GAGAGTTTCGAGCCAATAGCTGTACAATTTCTTAATAGTTTTGTTTCTCCATTGAGTCAAGGATTAAAAGACGCTACGGATGGTATCAATGCATTTTTTACTGGCACACAGGCCAAGACATCCGGCGGCATGGCGATAGCAAACGAACTGAAACAGTTGCAACCAGCATTGCAGGGAATACAGAATAATATCAAGCAAATACTGCCAGTGTTTGGACAGTTGATTAAAATTGCCCTGGAAGTTGGCAAGATTTTTCTTTCAGTTGCTGGTAGTCCCTTGACGGGCTATTTGGTTCGCGTTTATGCGGTGGTGCTGCCGGTTATTACGGCATTTGGCATTTTACGCACGGCAGTGGTGACGATGCTTGGTCCACTTGGCCTGTTTAACGCTCAAATGCTTTTAGGAGTAGGCAGATTCACTGCATTCCGCAATGCCATGACTCTAACCGGTGCTACCGCCGCGCAAACCGCAACTGCGATTAGAGGTGTAAATGCTGCTCTGACAGGTTTGGTGGCGCGAACTGGCATTGGCTTGGCCATTATCGGGCTGGGCATGCTGGCGGAGCGATTTCTCTCGGCTGGAGCTGCTGCTCAGGCGGCTCGCCAGAAAATGCTGCAATTTGCTGATGCAGTTAAGGCTTTGGGCGAAGCAGGGGATGTGGCAGGCGTGACCGTGGAATTGACAGAGCAGAAAGCCTTGGCGGCTCGCATTAAGCGTGCGCAAACATTACTGAGCGACTTGCGAGCCGGAAAAAGAAGCGTTAGCCCCCAGCAGGCCGAGGAATTGCAGGCGCTTGGGCTTTCCTCCAACATGGCCTTCGCCCAAGAGGGTGGACAGCGTAACCTTACGGTACAGACAATGCCAGGGGCAATTTCCGCCAACCTGGGAGCGGCACAAAGAGGCTATCTGGAGGCTCAAACTAAAATTATTCAAGCAGAGCGTGCGCTAACGCAAGCAAGGAAACAGCGCGTTGAAACGGAAAAAGGACTGAGCAAAATTCAAGGAGAGCCTGATACAAAAGGCGTTGCCAAAGAGGAAAGCGCTTACAACCAATTGCTACAAGAACAGCTTCAAAAGCAAAACGAAATCAATGCGATTGGCAAGGATGAGCTTTCTCAACTTGAAGCCAAAAGAGTGCTCGCGGCACAGCTCCTAAAGCTTCGCGTGGATGAAATCAATAGAACGCAAACCGGGCGCGTTCGTGACTTAGCCCGATCAAATGAGCTGTTGGAATACAAGAAAATAGTAGCCGAAACTGACGAAGAGTGGAAAAACATAACAAAAGAAATTTCCGAAGCGGCAACAAAAGCTCAAGAGTTATTTGACAAAATTTACAGGCAAGATACGCCGGAAATGACGCCCCTGCGGAAGGCGCTGGGTGACATCAAAAAAGAGACTATTGACAACATTCAAGCCATAGACGAGCTGTTGAATTATGTCAACAAACGAGTGGGCACTCGCCCCGAATACAAAACCTTGGTCACTTCGCTCACTCAAATGAGGGGTGGACAAGCTGACATGACACCTGCCCAGCAAACGGCGGCTGCTGGAGTTCGCGTGACACGAGATATTGTCAAAGATTTGCGTTCGGAATTGCAAACGGGAGCGCAAGCTTTTGCTCCATCCACCGCTCTGGCTGGAGCGCAAGCTAAACTTGGCCCTGACTGGATGCAGCTTTCTGGTCAGCGTCAAGGGGAAATAACGCAATTAGCCGGGCAAGTCGACTTAATGAAGCCATTTATTGACATGGCTCAGGCAATAAAAGCATCGAGAGAAGAATTGCAAAAGTTGACCGACATGAGATATCAGATTGTGCCTATGGCGCAAGCAATAGGATCTTCTTTTGCGGATTCTTTCAAGGGCATCGTAAGTGGTTCCATGACTGCTCAGCAGGCGTTGGCTAATTTTTTCCAAAGTGTTGGCAATTATTTCTTGGACATGGCGGCAAGGATGATTGCTAAGTGGATTGAGATGCAAATCATCGGACTCGCGGCTAGCTTGATCCCTGGAATCGGAGGTTTCTTTGGTGGCGGGGCTCGTGTGGGGCAATCAGTCGCCTTGCCATCTGGAGTGGGGATCGGAGCGGGCGGAGGTATTCTTCAAAATCCAGCGGGGCAGGGCTTTGGCACATTTGGCCCTAATTTTGGCATCCGTCAATTTGCCAACGGAGGCATTGTCAACGGTCCAACCATGGGATTGATTGGTGAAGGTCGTTACAATGAAGCAATCGTGCCACTGCCCGATGGTCGCTCCATTCCAGTGGAGATGATGGGAGGTGGCAATGGTGACATTAGTATTACTATTAACGTGGACGCGAAAGGCACAAAAACGGAAGGCGACGAAGGCCAAGCAAAAGCACTGGCGAGCATTGTCAGTGCAGCGGTGCAGTCAGAAATCGTCAAGCAACAGCGCCCTGGCGGCCTTCTTGTCCGATAGTTAATTATGGCTACTTTCCCATCCATTGCTCCTGCTTTTGATGCGCAAAAGCGCAGTCAACCACGAGTTCGCACGGTTCAATTTGGCGATGGTTACGAGCAACGTCTTAAATATGGGCTCAATCAAAACCCAAAAGAATGGTCTCTCACTTTCATGGTGAACGACACCGATGCTGACACCATTGAAACATTTTTAGACGCTAGAGCTGATGATGCGAATTCATTTGATTGGACTCCACCGGGAGAAAGCTCTTCTTACAAGTGGGTATGTCGCGAATGGAACAAGCAATTGCTAGGCGACGGATTTAATCAAATCAACGCCACTTTCAACCAAATCTTTGAACCATAGTGGCTTATTCTGCTTGGGCTTCTAGCACTGCTTACACGGTTGGTCAAATCGTCCGTGCGACGGCCCTGCAGGCTAGCGGCCTTGTATTTCGCTGCACAGTGGCCGGCACAAGCGCCAGCAGTCAGCCTTCTTGGCCAACTGACATTGGTAGTACCATCGTCGACGGAGGCGTCACCTGGACGGCTGTAAGTAGCGTTTACGAAGAGCTATCAGTGTTGGCACCGAATGCCATTATTGAACTGTTTCAGCTCACACTTGATGCCACTCTCCATGGAAGCAGCGACACTTACTATTTTCATGCTGGCGTAAACGCAAGCGTCACTGGCAATATTGTTTGGAATAGTAACGAATATGTGCGTCTACCTATTCAAGCGGAGGGCTTTGATTACGTAAGCGGAGGCACCCTTCCCAGGCCCACCTTGACAGTCGCAAACTTGGGGGGCGAAATTAGTACATTGATTCTTTTGGCAAATGCTGTAACACCCGGCAACGATCTGGGCGGCGCAAAAATTACTCGCATTAGGACATTAAAAAAATTTCTTGATGGAGAAGCGACCGCCGACCCCCATGCAAAATTTCCCGATGAAATTTGGTATGTTGATCGCAAGTCTTCAGAAAATCGCGATGTAGTGCAATGGGAGCTGGCGAGCAAGTTGGATATGGCAGGCATGATGATTCCAAAACGTCAATTGATCGCTAATATTTGCCAATGGCAATACCGCTCCGCCGAATGCGGCTATACAGGTAGCAACTATTGGAATGCAAGTGACAACCCTGTGGGCACTTTAGCCCTTGATGCTTGCGGCAAAAGACTGAGTTCGTGCAAGCTTAGATTTGGGGCCACTTCGCCATTGCCGTTCGGGTCTTATCCGGGCGCGGGGTTGACCGAGTAACGAAATGGAAATGAAGCTAAGTGCCGCTTTGCAAGCTGATATCTTACGGCACGCCAAGATTTGCGATCCGAAGGAAGCGTGTGGACTAATTCACGTTGTCAAGGGGCGTCGTCGATACTTTCCTTGCACAAATATTGCCGCCACTCCCGACGAACATTTTGTTCTGGACCCTAATGACTATGCTACTGCGGAAGATCTGGGAGAGATTATTGCAGTGATACATAGCCATCCAATTAGCCGCCCCCAGCCATCAGTCGCAGACCAGATTGGCTGCAACAAAACTGGTCTTCCGTGGATAATAGTCAACCCCAAGACTGAAGAATGGGGCGGTTGCGAGCCAAGGGATTTTGACCTACCCTATGTCGGTCGTGAATTTGTCTTTGGTGTTGTTGATTGCTATGCATTAGTGCGTGATTGGTACAGGCGAGAGCTTGGCATTGAACTGGCTGATTTTGAACGTCGCGATGGCTTTTGGGAGAGAGGGGAAAATCTTTACGTTGACGGATATAAGAGTCAGGGGTTTCGTCAAATTGCCTTTGAAGATTTGCAATACGGTGATGGAATTTTAATGCAGCTTGGCGCTGATCTCCCTAACCATGGCGCTATCTATCTTGGCGATCAGCAAATTCTGCACCACGTCCAAGGAAGACTATCCAGCAGGGACGTTTATGGTGGCTATTATGTAAAGAATACTGCCATGGTCTTGCGGCATGAAAGTCGTTAAGGTGTATGGCGCTCTCCGCAAGAAGCTCGGGCAGTGCCGGTTTGAGTTTGACGTTGACACACCTGCTCAAGCAATCAAGGCGTTGTGTATCAACTTCCCAGGGCTTGAACAATGGTTGATCAATGAAGAAGCGGCAGGCGCTGGTTTTCGCATTGGACTTGGCAAGGACAAAATTACAAAACAAAACCCCGAAGGTTTGGTTTTACCATGGTCGGAAAGGGAAGTTTTTAGCATCACTCCCGTAGTTATTGGAGCTGGTCAAGGTGTTGGGCAAATTTTTGCGGGCATTGGCTTGATTGCTCTTTCTATTTTGGTGCCAGGACTTGGGGGTGGCGTTGCTGCTGCTACTATTTTTGGTACGCCATTTACTGCACTTTCTCTAGGTATTGGCCTCACTGGCGCAAGTCTTTTGCTGACAGGCGTGTCAACTTTAATCTCGCCTCAACAAAGCATGGGCGGCTTTACTTCTGGACGGGAAGCGGCGCGGTTGGAGAGCTTCAGTTTCTCAGGCATTGTCAACACATCCAAGCAAGGATTGCCAGTACCAGTGGCCTATGGCCGTCTTTTCGTGGGCTCTGCGGTGATTAGCAGCGGCCTTGATGTAAATCAAACAGCATGACCTATTCCATAGTCAGAGGTGCAGGTGGTGGCGGCGGTGGTAGCGGCTGTTTTCCGGGGCATACGCTTGTCAGCGTACCTGGTGGTCAACGTCGCATTGACTCATTAGAGCCTGGTGACGTAGTTTTAAGCTTTGATGATCAAGGGCGAATTATTCCGGCTCAGATCCTTAAGCTTCACGTTCACGAAGATCAACTTGTCAATCGCTACCATTTTTGGGGCGGCAATTACCTAGACGCCACTCCTAACCATTGGGTGTTAAACCAATTCAACGCCTTTGTTTGTATTGACACGCTTGGAGCAGATGATTGTTTGGTCGACGGATTGGGGCACTTGCGTCCAATTTTGCACAAAGAAAAACTCCAAGCAACCACTGTTTACAACTTAACGGTTGAAGGGCAGCATACTTTCATTGCGGATAATATTCGCGTGCATAACGCTGGCCTCGGCGCGACCATCGCAGGCGCTGGTGGCGGCGGAGGCGGCGGTAAGGGCGGCGGTGGCTCGCAAAGCGTGCCCACCGAAGCAGATGATTCGCTGCAGTCTGTTCAATATGCCAGCGTTCTTGATTTACTCTGCGAAGGCGAGATTCAAGGGCTGGACGATGGCCTGAAGAGCGTCTACCTTGATGGCACCCCAATCCTCGGCCCTAGCGGAGGAAGCAATTTTACTGGCTATACCACCGACTTCCGCGCTGGCACTCAAGCTCAGTCATACATAGCGGCCACGAATGGCACGGAGTCTGAGAATGGTGTGAATGTTGAAGTGACTAATGCCACGCCAGTCGTCAGGACCGTCACCGATACAGACGTGGATCGCGTGAGGGTGACCATTCAACTGCCAGCGTTGCAAATTATTGAAGACGATGGCGATATCATTGGTCACTCTGTGCGCGTTCAAGTGCAAGTGCAATACAACGGTGGCGGTTACACCACTGTTGTTGACGATACGATTAGTGGTAAAACGACCAATAGCTATCAGCGCGATTATTTACTAACCCTTAGCGGTAGTTTTCCCGTGGATATTCGCTTGGTGCGTGTGTCTGCCGACGAAAGCAGCGCTCGGCGCCAAAATCGCACCTTTTGGTTTAGTTATACAGAAATTCTTGACGAAAAACTACGCTACCCAAACTCGGCATTATCATTTCTTCGGTTTGATTCGCGACAATTTGATAATATTCCTACGCGCAAATATTTAATTCGTGGTATGAAGGTAAGACTGCCTTCTAATGCCACTGTTGATACCAGCGTTTACAAAGGACGTGTCACATATGCCGGTGTGTGGAACGGTACATTTGGGGCTGCTACTTGGTGCGCCGATCCTGCATGGTGCCTGTGGGACTTAATGACCAACACTCGCTATGGGGCGTCCATTCCCGAAGCGACGCTGGACAAGTTTGATTTTTATGCCATCAGTCAATATTGCAACGAGCTGGTTAGTAATGGCTTTGGCGGGTTGGAGCCCCGGTTCCAGTGCCATATGCTTTTGAATAATCGCGATGAAATTTACAATGTTATTCAAGAATTTGTTTCACTTTTTCGCGGCATTGCTTACTATGGCGCGGGCTCAATGGTTGTGTTACAGGATAAGCCTGCATCGTCTCAATATCTTCTAGGACCAAGCAATGTAATTGACGGCAACTTTAGCTACTCAGGCAGTTCGCAAAAAGCCCGACACACCACAGCCACTGTCGGCTATCAAACTTACGAAAGCCTTGGGGAGGTGCAGTTTGAATATGTAGAAGATGCGGATGCTGTGTCGAAATATGGTGTGATCAATAAAGAAATCAAGGCTATGGGCTGTTATAGCAGGGGGCAGGCGCATCGTCTTGGTAAATGGTCGCTGTTGGCAGAACAAAACCTCACGGAAACAGTGAGCTTTTCTGTTGCCATTGATAGCGGTATTATTCTTCGCCCTGGCATGGTTATTGACATTGCTGATCCAGTCAAGGCAGGTAGTCGACGTTCTGGCCGCATCAGCAGTGCCACTACTACTGCCATCACAGTCGATTCCATTGTTGGACTGCCAACCACGACAGCCAACTCTCCGACCATAAGCGTGCTCTTGCCCACGGGCCTCGTGGAGACACGCTCCGTCAGTGGCATTGCCAGCAATGTTTTTACGGTGAGCAGCGCATTTAGCGAAGCTCCCAATGCGCAAAGCGTTTTCCTGCTGCAGACGACTGATGTTCAATCCAATCAGTTTCGCGTGTTGTCAGTAACGGAAGGTGATGACGGAGCATTCAGCGTGACGGCTCTTACTTACAACAACAGCATTTATGCGGCAATTGAGAGCGATTTGTCGCTCCAGTTCCGTGATATAAGCAATTTATCAGCCATTCCTGATGCACCATCGAACATTCAAGCGACCGAGCATTTATACGAAGACGGTCAAAGCGTTCTTACTGCCGTAGAGCTGAGTTGGATTAGTCCAGTACAGCGCGTTGCTGGCTTCCGTGTTGAATATCGCATTGATAACAATAACTGGACGCAAATCAATACTTCTTCTCCATCGACGCGACTAACTGGCCTTCGGGCTGGCACTCTTTACGTTCAAATTCGCAGTGTTAACAGTCTTAACAAGTTGAGCGTGGCATCTACTGCGCAATTTACGCTCGTGGGCAAGACTGCGCCTCCAGGCAATGTTCAAGACCTAACCATTGAACCAATTAGCGCAAACAGTGCTCGACTGCGCTGGGCTCAAACCGTTGATCTCGATGTAAAAGTCGGAGGACGAGTGCATATTCGTCATACCAATCTCGCTGACGGCACTGGCACATGGAGCAACAGTGTCGACTTGATTCCAGCTAAATCAGGTGCTTCCACTGAAGCCATCGTGCCGTTGGTCGAAGGAGAAATCCTCGTTAAGTTTGAAGACGATGGGGGAAGGCAGAGCCCGCAAGAAGCTAGCGTTATTGTTGATTTTCCCGATGCTATTGGTGCGTTAATTATCCAGCAAAGGAGAGAAGATCAGGATGTGCCTCCTTTTCAGGGTGCCAAAACAAATGTCCTTTACAGCGAAGATCTTGACGCTCTTGCTCTCGACGCAGATGGTTTATTTGACGACATTGTAGATTTTGACGCCATTGCAACTTTGGACTTTTACGGAGCTATAGAGTCCTCCGGCGAATATACTTTTGCAAGCACAATTGATCTCGGTGCAGTTTTCTCTCTAGATCTTCGCCGCTATTTTGTTACTCGTGGTTTCTTCCCGAGCGATTTACTCGACAGCCGTACTGGCGATGTCGATGCTTGGTCCGATTGGGATGGAGGAGTGATTGATGGCGTCAATGCAAGGTTGTATTTACGCAGAACGCCTGACGATCCGAGTGGCACGCCTGCTTGGTCTGGCTGGCAAGAATTTGTCAACGGCACGTTTCTGGGGCGAGCCTTTCAATTCAAGGCGGAACTGACCAGCAACGATCCAGCAGAGAGCATTCTTGTTGACGAGCTTGGCTACGATGCGACATTTCAACGCCGCACCGAGCAGTCTGTTGGAGCTGTTAGCAGTGGTGCCGGGACGAAAACAGTCAATTTCGACAAGGCGTTCTTTACTGGCGTCACTGGCCTTGGAGGCAGCAACGCTTACTTACCGAGCATTGGCATTGTCGCGCAGGACATGAACACTGGAGATTATTTCCGCGTGACTAGCGTCACTAACGCTTCTTTTAATGTGACTTTCTACAACAGTAGTAACGTCGCAGTGAGCAGGCAGTTCCTTTGGTCGGCCATAGGATATGGAAAAGGCGCTTAAAATAGTAGGAAATTCTTTGTAAATTGTGGCACAACACGACTATTCGATCGCTAACGGAAGCGGCGCCGCCGTTCGTAGCGACTTAAACAATGCGCTTTCTGCCATTGTTAGTCAAAACAGCGGCACGACAGAGCCCACCACCACCTACGCCTACATGCGCTGGGCCGATACCACGGCTGGCGTCATGAAGATGCGTAACGGCGCCAATAATGCCTGGATCACCCTTTACCAACTCGATGGCGAGTGGAGCACCATCGCCTTTGAGAACGGCAGCGCTTCCGCTCCATCCATCTACTTCAAGGACAGCGGCACCGATACCGGCATCTACAGCCCTGGCACTGATCAGGTGGCCATCAGCACGGGCGGCACCGGGCGCCTGTTTGTTGACTCCAGTGGTCGGGTAGGTCTGGGGACTAGTAGCCCTGGGCAAGACCTTGAAATCTATCGGGGCGCAAGCACCTCCTCATACGCCGTATTTAGGGGTAATGCAAATAGCGCAACTAACGCCTTACTGATAGGGCAGGATTCCTCTGGATTATCGCGGATCTTTCAAGACGGAAACCAGCCAATTACATTCTGGACCGGCAGTGCTGCATCTGAAAGGATGCGCCTTGATTCGTCAGGGCGTTTAGGGATTGGCACTACGACGCCTGGCTACGCCTTGGAAGTTGCGTCAACCGTTGATTATCAAGGGTATTTTGTAAACAATACTTCTGGCACCGGCGTTCTTATTGGAGGCATTTCAGGCGCTGGTACTATTACTAGCCAGAGTACAGCTACGCCGTTAGTTTTTGCACGTGGAGGAACTGAAGCCGCACGCATCGACGCCAGTTCTAGGCTTTTAGTTGGCACGTCTACTGCGCGTAGCAACTTCTACAACGGTTCCGTTTCCGCTGTCTCACAAATTGAAGGAGTTGGCAGCGCATCTCGTGCAGCACTCGCACTGATCAACAATGCGTCTGCGAATGACGAGCCGCTGATCATTCTGGCGAAAACCAACGGAACTTCTACAGGTTCAAATACGGTCCCCACAAGCGGGCAAGCCTTGGGTTCAATTTCTTTCCAAGGCTCGGATGGTACGGAGTTTGTCAATGGAGCAACCATCAGCGCAGAGGTTGATGGCACACCTGGGGCGAATGACCTTCCGTCAAGATTAGTGTTCTCCACTACCGCCGACGGAGCGAGCAGCCCGACGGAGCGGCTCAGGATTGATAAAAACGGATCCGTGCAAATTGGAGCCAGCGGTCGCCCTGGAAGTCTTACTGTTACCGGAGATGTAAATAATAATGAAATGGTATATTTTGACAATCTAAGGACTGTTGGTGGGTATGCAGAAATAGATTTTCGTACTGCAGGAACAGAGCGCGGTAACATTCGATGGGAAACCGGAAATGTTGCTTATAATACCAGCTCTGATTATAGACTTAAAGAGAACATCAAGCCAATGGTTGATGGAATTAATCTTGTAAAACAATTGCGGCCTTGTCTTTTTAACTTCATTGAAGCAGGGCCTGAAAATACAATGGGTGGCTTTATTGCACACGAAGTGCAAGAAGTTGTCAGCTATGTCGTTTCAGGCCAGAAGGATGCAGTTCGTGAAGACGGTTCCATTAAGCCGCAGTGCATCGACCAGTCCAGGCTGGTGCCGCTGCTAACGGCTGCGTTGCAGGAAGCCATTGCTGAGATCGCATCCTTGAAGGATCGCGTTGCAGCCCTTGAGGCCGTGTAGTCCTACTCGCTAACGGGCCTGGCTCAACTATCTGGAATTTCCGGATGGTTGGGCTTGGCATTAAAAAGGGGCAGGATCTCACCCCTGCCCCTATGCAACGGAATATCACAACCGTTGCGGTGCCTTGTCAGCCGAAGCACTGTAGCACATGGTAGTGTGGTGGAGCAGCGGTGCGTCAACACCCTGCCCCTGGCCACAGTTCCCTAGAAACCATGACCCAAGAAGATTACTCCAAGCTCACACCAGCCGACTGGTATGCGCTGCGCGAAAACCCCATGGACAAGCATTCCGCGTGGGTTCAGGACGGTGTTGTAAAAATGGCAAACAACGACGATCCTCACTATGTGGAAGTGTTCAAGACCCGCGAAGAGATCGAGCGTTTTATTGCTTACCTACTTTTGAAGGCTAATGAAGCGTGGCCAAACTGATCAGTCATTCCCATTTCTACGCCTAACCCAAATGACCAACTTTTACGACGAAGTAGCTTCTAATTTTATGGCCGCTCTGACACAAACAAAACCACCGAACCTAAAGGAACATTTACTGAAGAAGCTCGATCACGTCACCTATGTGGCAGACACGAACCAAGAAACTCAATTCGCCATTGACGATCTCCGCCGCGCCATAGAGCAACTGCCCGACGCCGAGTAGTCACCTTCCCTTGAGGGCTTGACAAGACACGGCTACGCTTGGTAAGTTGCGTTTTACCCTGAATCGCCATGCCTACCACCCTGACAGAGCTTTGGAGCGCCTTCTTGGAGGAGCGCTCCATTTCCTTGTGTCCAACGAGCCTTACCTCTGACTACAGGCAAGTGACTAAATGGCTCACTCGCTGCCCCATTCAAGACATTGACGAAGCCCGTAAGATCATGATCTGGGTGCTGGGTGAAAAACCAATACTCACCGCCAGGCGGGTGGCAATGTACACAAAAACCATGTACAAGTGGGCGTCTCAAGAGGATATCGCCTATATACCCCGAAATCCATTGGCAAGCTTCAAAATGCCAAAGGCGCCGCAAAAGGATGAAGAAATTGTCGTCATTCCTAGAAGCGAAGTGGGATTGGTTCTTGCTGCGCTAGAAGCAAAACAAACGTATCGCCATGTCAACTGGTCTTGGTACACAGAATTCATGCTTCAAACCGCCATGCGCACGGGAGAAGTGAGAGCTTTGATGTGGAACGATATCAAAGACAACAAAATTCTTGTGCATCAAAACTGGACTCTTACTCACGGACTGAAAGATAGCACCAAGACAAACAAGAAAAGATGGGTGCCCTTGAATGGCAAATGCCTTAACATTCTGGAGCAACTGGCCAAAGACAATGACTTTCTTTTCCCATGGGACCGACTGGCTTTCCAAAGCTATTTCAGGAAAAAGCTGCAGCCGCTGCATCAGGCGGGCCTGATCACTCATCTTTACAGACCATACGACTGTCGGCACACCGCCATCAGTCGCTGGATCGAGGCCGGGATCCCCGTCCCCCAAGTTGCTGCGTGGGCCGGAAATACCAGCGAAGTGATCTTCAAGCATTATTGCAATACCACGCAAGAGTACGAGATGCCCGTGCTGTGATCTTTTCCATTCGTCCCTTAAACTAACTAAGACTGTTTTTTTGTCTCATGACCACCGAATTTTCTTGGAATATTGCCACGATGGAGCGCACGCTCTCTGATGGCATTGTTTATACGCTTCACTACACGGTTGAAGCCTTTGATGGCACTTACCGCTCCAGTGCCTATGGCAGTATCGGCCTCGAGGCTCCAGAAGGTGACGAAGCCATTCCATATGCCGATCTGACGAAAGCGATCGTACTTGGCTGGCTTCTTGACAAGTTCGGAGAGGAGAAGGTGACTGAAATTCAGGGTGCTCTTCAGGCTCAAATTGACGAGCAAAAGGCTCCCACGAAAGGCACTGGCACGCCTTGGGCTAGCTAAGCTTTTCTTTTCGCATTGTCCTCGTGGCCGTCAAAAGCAAAGCCGGAGCTTCCAGTAGCAAGCGCATCATCGTTTCTCGTCCCAAGACCACTCGTCAGGGGCAAGGCAAAAACAGCAAGCCAAGTCACGGAAGGAAGCTAAAGCGTGGACAGGGCGGTTGACGATGGCAAGAGCAGGAGGTAGCCTAAGGGCTGCCTCTTTTCTTTTATGGCCTTCGTCAACTCAATTTCCTTTTCCCATCGTTTTTCTGACGATGGCGTGATGCACGACACTTGTTCGTACCAAGAAATCAATCACACTTACAGCGCCGACACGGCCACTGCGCTGGCTAGGGCATACTTTCAGTTTATGGTGGCATGCGGCTATGCCCCGCAAAGCGTTATTGAAGGCATGCTGTGCATTGGCACTGAATACGAACAGGCTTATTGTTACGATGGAGAGAAAGCTAGGGATTAGTCATGGGGCAAATTGTGCGCGGTGGTGAGCAGTTTGAAACCCATATTGAGGCTGATCATCGCGGGCAAATACTCGCCAAGGGCCCCGACAGTGGCGCTCTTGATGCTTTTGGTAGACAACGCTTTAGCGAGCCGTTCACATTGTTTGATTCGGCATTGCAATACAGTAAGCGCACCGATCTGTGGGACGAACAATCTGTAGGTAGCGGAAGCACTCTTTATCTGCCAAATGAAAGCTCCTTAGAGTTAAATACCACCACTGCGTCTGGAGATACAGTGTTGCGGCGCTCCAAGCGGAGCCTGCCTTATCAGCCGGGCAAAAGCTTGATGGTGCTGGCTAGTTTCGTTGGCAATGCTCCCACGGATGGCTTGGTGCAGGAGATTGGCTTTTTTAACGACAACAATGGTGTAATGTTGAGAGCAAATGGTACGACCATTTCGTTCGTTGTTCGCAGTAAAGCAACAGGAACAGTGGTAGAGAACATTGTCCCTCAGTCGTCGTGGAATATTGACACTTTTTCTGCCTTAGATTTTTCAAAAGCAAATATTTTTACTGCCGACCTG